ATTATAGCCCTACAGGCTATAGATAACAAATTGGGCGCAAAGGTTAATCCCCTTGCGCCCTTTTTAATTACTTTTCTACTTTGATTAATATTTCTGTTATCTTTCTGTCTCCTTGAGCAGTCTTATCGCTTTTGTAACAATATAGGCTACCTACTCTTACTTCTACTGTGTATCCTGGCGCTTTTTATTCGTTTTGAACTTTATTTCTCTGACACTACCAAATATTTTAGTTAAATATCTGTTAATTGTACGTTAATTAATGCAAACACGTTTTTAGATAATTCTCATTCAACTTAAAATACCTTCCGTAAAAATCTATATTTTTTTATGAAATAATAAAAATTTATATTATTCTATTAATGTATCTGTTTTGTTTTTGTGTGCGTGCGCATTTTATACGTACGTACACAATTTAACTAAACAGATACTATATATTGGTTTGTCTGTTAGAAAAACCTTAGCTTTGCGCGGAAAAGTTTATAACTCATTAGTAATTACCTTTTTATGAAAATTTTCTCCTGAAAATTCCTACTCTCTTGTTATAGGTAGGCAAAAGTGGGAATACATATTCCCTAATTACTGCACTTTTGTTCCTTGTAACTATTATCCTAAAAAACGTTAACAAATTTGGTAGTTTCAAAAAAACTTTCTTATCTTTGCACCATGAAAAAGGATATTATACAAATTATCATCAAAGTAGCGCTGTATGCGCTCGGATTGATAGCTGCTTATTTTGGTGTTTCTTCAATGACATCATGCAGTACGTCACACAATGTAGTTGCTAGTGGTCGCACTACTATTGTATCAGTTGATACCACAATTGTTAAACATAGCGGTTTTGTCCGCTCTAAAAATTTTAAGCCCTATGGTGAAAATTAATTCTCGCTGTTTCATTGTCGAAGTTAACAATGTTCAGTATGTTGTAAAGTATGGCAAAATTGATGAGTTTCTTTGCTTGTTTTTGCCTAGTGTTGTTATCATTTCTTCAATGATTACTTCTCCTGTTTTCTGGGAGCATGAGTATCAATGGTATAAACGTATCTAATTTTTTTGCTTATGACTGCTAAAGATTATTTAACTGCCTTCAAGGTTATTCGAGAGATTCAGCGTAAACAAGCGTACTGTAGTGGTACTTCTCAACCTTTCTTGGCGGACACTTTGAAAACTATTGAACTTTATTGTCCTTTAGATTTTTCAAAAAGTGGTGGTCGTGTTACAAAAGAAACTATTCTTAGTTGTTATAGTGGTAATTTATTTAGTACATAATTATGGCTCTTTTTCCTCGTTGCAATAACCCCGTGCCCGTTGCTGGTCGACATGGTTTAACTCTTGTTGGTTGTCACTCATGCATTCAGTGCCGTGTGGCTGCCCAGGAACATCTTTGCAAGATTTTAGAGGTAGAAGCATCTAAACATAAATATGTTGAATTTATTACTAATACGTATGATGATTTACATTTACCCTACATAGATACTTCATATATGTACCCCTTCGGTTATGCTTTGCGCATACCTAATCGCGTTATTAAGAAGTATAATAGACTTACAAAAAGTTTTTACTTTGTAGAGGATAAAATATCTAAATCATTTCAACTTATTGATTTCTCTACTATTGATACTGCTTCTATGTTGCGTGATTATTACGCACGTATAGATAAATATTATAGTAGATTTCCTTCTCGTTCACGTGGTATACGTAATAACTCTGTTATTCCTATACTATGGTATGATGATATTAGAAAATATATAGGTCGTTTAAGAAAGTGGTTTTTAAGAGAATATGGTGAAACAATACGGTACTACGTTATTTGCGAGTACGGTTCGCAGTCATTCCGTCCGCATTATCATCTCCTATTATTCCATGACTCGTCTAGAGCGCGAGCAGATTTTAGGATTGTTCGAACTTTGTCCCAATCAACCCCAGAAAATCCCAGAGAAATTTGTGTTAAACTCGATTTGGCTGATTTATGGGTCTACGGTGATACGACTTCAAAGGTTACAGACGGCAACATGCAAGAGTATGTTAGTAAGTATCTTACACAACATTCTGACTTCCCTCGAGTGCTTGACAAGTTTCCACAAAGGAGTTTTCACTCAATCTTATTGGGTTCAAAGGACAGAAAAGAGGTTAGAGAATTATTCAAGGCTAGAGATTTCGAAACACTTACAACAGATTATGTTATTAACAAAAAAGGTGTCCGACGTCCTATTTCCATGTCCGATGCGTATTACTCTCAATTTGCCGTTAAATTTACAGGTTCTTCCTGTTTTAATGTTGCAGAAACTTCTTCCCTTTTTCGTTCGGTGGTATACGTTGCCCGCCGTTTCTTCGCTACCAAAGGCGAAATCTATGATGACGGACATGTAAGAGAGTTTTTATTGTGGTTGCTTAAGTCATCCACTGCTGAGTTATATAAATATAATTATCAGTTTCGTGCTGTTCATTGGTATGCTGTAACTTTTGCTAAACCTATTTATAACAGTTCTGATTCTGTGAATTCTTTAAAATCGTTGCTTTATGCTGCACATCATCACTATTCGCTATCCTCCTATTTAGGTTTGGGTTTCTATGAATGTCTTAAGTTACGTTTTGACTTCATATCCTGGAAAGATTACCAAAATATGGTTCAGTATTTCCAAAATTTGGAAAATGACAAACTATTTGCTTATGAAAATTATGCAAGTATGTCTCCATATACTGGTACTTATGATTTTAATATTTTAAAAACACGGTCTATTTTTCAGCATCAAGTCCAGAAAGCTAATATGGATTTTATTGAAAATGTTAAACACCGTGAAGTTGTTGATTCATATAAAAATTAATTATTATGGCTAATAAAGTTTTAGGTATGCATCGCCTTAAGAACAAGGTAAATCGTAACGCTTTCGATTTGTCTCATCGTCACATGTTTACCGCCCAAGTTGGTGAATTGTTGCCTGTATTTACTCAGTGGGTTAACCCTAATGAGACTTTTAAAATTGGGTATAATGGTAAGACACGTACTGCTGCACTTAATACTGATGCGTTTACTCGTATCCGTGAAAACATACAGTACTATTTTGTGCCTTTTCAGTCACTTTGGAAGTATTTTGAGCAGCAGGTTAATAATATGACTAAAGGTGATTCTGGACAGAATATTTCTAAGTTTGCTAGTAGTTCTACAGAAGCTTCTAAGATTTCAACGTCTTTGCCTTACATTTCTTATCGTGATTTGGGCTATTGGTTAAATCTTATTCTTACCCATGCTTTAAATGCTTGTGGTTCTTATTTTGTTGCTCATCCATCTGTCAAAGATCGTTCTACATTAGGTTTTAAGGATTACTGTGATTCTAGTTCTAGTTTTTCTGATGTTTTTGTTTGTGACGGTTATCGTTATTGTCGTGCTGCTAAATTGCTTATGGCTTTAGGTTATGGCAATTTTGATACCTTAATTCAGTATGATGTTTATGCTATGGCTGAACGTTTCGTTGCAGATGGTAACGAGTGGAATACAGGTTCTTTTTCTTTATCTGAATATTTTGTTAAATTTGATGCATCTGAATCAAATATTGTAAATAGTCCTAATCTTTCGATTTTGCCTTTGTTGGCTTATCATAAGATTTGTAATGACCATTATAGAAATGAGAAATGGCAACCTTTTGAGCCGTGGACTTGTAACATCGATTATTTAAGGCCTACTGATAATATGAACGCTAAAACGTTTATTGCTTCTGATTCGTTCTCACGGTTAATGACTACTATTATTGATTTGGAAAATTCTAATCTTCCAATTGATTATTTTACCTCAGTACTTCCACGTGCTCAATATGGTGATGAATCTGCGGTACCTATTGGTTTGGATAATACTGACGCTACTTATATTGTTAAGGATTCTGCAGACTCTTCTAAGGGTGTTCTTTTTGGTTCATCGTCTCATACTCCTAATGATACTTTAGTGAAAGCTGATGAAGCTCCTACACCTGTCGATGGTAGTTACGCAACTTGGATACGTTCCTCTTCAACTGGTGATGTTCTTCTCGGTTTTAAAGGTAAACTTACTACTGCGGGTTCTTCTTTGAAAATCTCTGCTTTGCGTTCAGCTACTGCGTTGCAAAAATATAAGGAGATTCAGAATAGTAACGACCCTGATTTTGCTAATCAAGTCTTGGCACATTTTGGTATTAAGCCTAAAGTCGATGCCCGTACATCTATTTTTATTGGTGGTGACGATAAAACTTTGAGTATTAATCCTCAAGTTAATACCAACTTCCTCGATGGTGGTCAACCAGATATTAAGGCTATTGGTGTTGGCGATTTGTCTGCCGGTTGCAAGTTTACTGCGTCTACTTATGGTATGATTATTGGTATTTATCGTGCTGTTCCTCAGCTTGATTATGCCCATGTTGGTATTGACCGTAATTTGTTTAAGACCGATGCTACTGATTTCCCTATTCCGGAATTAGATAGTATTGGCATGCAAACTCAGTACAGATGTGAATTAAGCGCTCCGTTAATTGGTACTTGTCCTAAGGTTGTTCCATTACCGTCTTCTAAGCCTTATTCCCTCGATATGTCTGTTACATATGGTTATGCACCACGTTATGCTGAATTAAAGAGTGCTCGCGATTATTTTGAGGGTGGTTTTTGTGGTTCATATTCTAGTTGGGTTACTGGTTATGACCAATCTTTCCTTTCACGTTGGCGTCGCAATTTAGGTAGTGTATCTCTTGCTAATTATGGTAGTATTGATGATTTGTTCAAATGCCGCCCGTCTTTACTCTATCCTATCTTTGTAAATCAGTGGTCGGGTACTGTAAATGATGATAAGTTGCTTATTGGTAGTGTTAATACTTGTGTTGCAGTCCGTCCATTTAGTATGTATGGTTTGCCTTACTCAAAATAATTTAAAATTGTTTGATTATGAAAGCTAAAAATAAGGTAGTTTATGTACCTCCAGTTTATGAGGAAGTACAACATGAAGTTACTTCTATTGATGATAAGAACAATCCTTTGTGTACATCTTTTCATACAGATGTTTCTTTGTTGCAGCGCATCGATAATATGCGTGCAGATGCTCAGACGTTGCGAGAGATTAAGGAATCTTTGCAGCCTATGATTGATTCTTCAAATTTCCGTTCTCAGTTTGAGGAAACTTTCGGCTCTTTGACTGATGATGAATTAATCAACTCTTGCCCTTCTCGTTATGTTCAGACGGCTAGCGAAAAAATGTCTTATCTTAAAGAACTTGCTGTTAAGGATAAAGAAGTTCGTGATAAGGCTGCTGCTGCTCTTAAGGAGAAAGAGGAAAAAGAAAAGGCTGAAAAAGAAAATGCTGATTTTCAGTCTCGTTTAATGGATATTTTTAAGTAGTTTTGCCTATGTTGTCTAATATAATTTTAAGGAGTACTGCCGCTTTTGGCGGTGCTCCTTTTCGCTTAAAGAAATGTACCGCTTTAACTTCTGCTGCTGGTGGTGCTGCTGCTGGTTCTGCTGCTGGTGGTGTTCCTGGAGCCTTAGTTGGTGGTGCTCTTGGTGTTGCTAGTTCATTGCTTGGTGGTCTTTTTGGTAAATCTAATACTGATAAGACTAATAAAATGAATTATGAAATCATGAAAGAACAGAACCGCTTTAATGCGGAGGAAGCGAAAAAGAATCGTGATTGGCAAGAACTGATGTATCGTATGTTTGGTACGTCTTCCGCTAAGGCTAACGATATGCGTGCAGCAGGTCTCAACGCTTTGCTTGGTGATGTATCTGCTAGTGGAAATGTTGGTAGTGGTGCTGCTGCTACTGCTGCTGAATCTGCCCAAATGATGCCTACCGATTATTCTTTTATTGGTGATGCTGCTAATCGTGGTTTGGCTGCTTACAATACTACACGTTCCGTTGATGCGTCTGTTTCTTTGCAGAAATCACAAGAGAATGTCAATAAGTCTGTAGAGGGTGTTAATATGGCTCAGAAAGGTCTTATGGAATCTCAAAATGATATGCAAAAAATGACCTATAAGTTTGCTATGGATACGTATCAGAATAGGTTGTTACAAGAACAGTTTAAAGCACAGTTGGCAAACTGGCAAAGTTTTGATGCTATGTATGATTCACGTCTTAAGGCTTTTAGCCTTTACAATGTTATGCCCCAAGAAGTTGAAAAGAATGTTGCTCAGACAATGTCTTTTTATGCTTCTGCCTTTCGTGATATTGCTGCGGGTAAATATACCCTCAAGCAAACCGAAAATTATGGTAAATGGTTATCTATTCAGCAGACGTTTGCCCATGCTGCTACTGTCCAAGGTCAAGCTGCTTTAATGCAAGGACGTGCCGCTATTACAAATGCTAATGCCAATGCACGTTATCTTAAACAGCTAGGTGGTTATTATGGTGCTTTGACTTCGGGTCAAAATATGTCAAATGATATGCAACGCTATTATACTGATTTTATGCTTGGTAAAATGCCTCTTGGTAAGGCTGAAAGTATTCTACGCCAAACACCTTATAAGCATTTGCTTGACTTGAACATTCAGCAAAATGAGTGGTCTTTGAATAGACTGATGCAAGAGCCCGATTTGATACGTTCTCTCAGTGGTATGTATAAGTCTGAAACGTCTCTTACTAATATGCGTGTTGATAGCTATGATACCGATAAATTCTTTGAGCGTGGTGAAAGTGTTACACGTATGTTTAAAAATGTTTCAGATGGTGTTAGTAACTTCCTTCCTAAGCCTAGATTTAACAAACGTTTTTCTATTGGTGGAGAACCTACACCACCTCCTAGTGGTAAATCTTGGCTTGATGCGTATCGTGAAAACCCTAATTATAGCCCTACAGGCTATAGATAACAAATTGGGCGCAAAGGTTAATCCCCTTGCGCCCTTTTTAATTACTTTTCTACTTTGATTAATATTTCTGTTT